TGACATTTTATTTCCTTAAAAGTGTTTGTGTGTGTTTAGTATAACAGAATTGTTATGTTTGTTAATTATTTCGGTAATATTGGTAGTGCCCACAATTGTGTAAGACGATTACGCAATTTACCTAGCTCGTTGAATATTTCTTTTTGCTCTTTCCAGAGTTGACTATTGACTTCTAAGAATGAAGGCTCAGGAACTTCGATAGCGGCAGTGCGTTCACCGTCACCACGACTTCTAGTTTGCAATTCATTCTTTATAGCCAAATGTTGAATGACACGGTTGTCTTCAATGCAGTGCATATACACCTCATTGATTTTATGAAACTTAGCCCAAGCAAGCATTTCAGTAATTAATTTATTACCGATGCCTTGACGTTGATAGTCCTTGTGTACTGATACTGCTAGTTCCCAAGAACCATCATGGTTCTTTGCCATATGACCCCAGCCTACACGTTCACCATCATCACGTGCATACCATAACTCATGGTCTGCAGGATTATAACACATACTTAATATCATTTGGTCGATTGCATGGTCAGTTGCAGGGTAACCGAAACGTGAGACTTTATCCTCAGGTGTCAGTGACTTCAAGTGACGGCTGTAATCACCAATCTTGTATATGTTGGTGTGATGTATCTGCATCATTTTAGTTTGCTTGCTTTATACTCTTTAGAGGCTTGAATCGCTTCGATTAAGCTACGTAAGATTTCTAAGATTTTCTTCATAGAAACCTCTTGCTAGTCGCTAAGTCATATTCTCTTGCTAAACGTTCAACATCAGCAGTATCCTGTGGATTCTTGCTTACGATGTATTCTTCTAATTGAGAACCGTATGTTTGTGATTCGGTTGCTAGTGCAACTAGTGGACCTACAATGCCCACAACGGCTAAGCCGCATACTGTTAATAGAATGCTAATCATGATTACTTAGCCTTCTTGCTTGGTGTAGCACATGCGGCAGCTGGGAAGTACTCAGCGATTTTCTTAGTTAAGTTAACGTAAGGAGTACGGTCAGTCAAGATTTCTTGTACGCCAGTTGCGGCTACAGAACCTGCTGTGATTGCTTCTTTTGTGTACTGAGTTTGTGCGTCAACAAAGTTGTTTAAAACTTTGGCGAATTGTTCGTGTTGAACAAATGTAGAAACGAATTGTTTCTTAGCGTTTTGAATGCCTTCGACGGCTTGGAATGCGTATTGATTAAACATGTTTTTCTCCTGTGTATGTGTTTAAGTGTTGCCCTTTTATGGAGAGGACTAACTCCACAAGTATTTATCACTTGCATAGAGATTATAACATAACTTCTCTATATTTTTCTAGAGCCTTGTGTCTAATCTCAGCTAATCTTTTTGTGATTCTTTCGGGTAATTCCGCATCATCATCCCAAAGATTAACCGGGACTAGTTTGGGTCTACTATAGCCCCGATGCATGTCTAATTCGACTACATCGGAACTATCGTTATCGTCTACTTCACTTAGCTGGCTTGGCGTCTGCTTTAGGAGCAGTTGTTGCTGGTGCCGCTTCTGTCTTGGCAGGGCTTTTAGTGGCGTCTTTGGGAGCGTCCTTTTTCTTAGCCAACTTCATTTCAGTCTTAGGAGCTTCTGCTTTAGCGGGTGCTGGTGCAGATGCAGCCGGAGCTGGTGTTGCGGCAACTGGAGTCTTCGCAGGTTGTGCGAATGCTGTAGCGATGCCTAAAGATGCGATGATTGCGATTGCGATTGCTAATTGTTTCATTTGTATCTCCTTATGAAAAATGAAGTAGATTTAGCGTCTACTGAATATATAACGCCTCGAGGGTCGAATCCGTTGACAACTTATTGTCCATTTTACTAAATACTATATGTTCTATATATCTTATCAGGGAATCTATGATGGTAGCGATTACCAAGATGCCAATACCCCACCTCAAATAAGTAAGGCTCTACGTGCTGGATATTCTTGCTTGATTGATGTTTGGCGAATTGACAACAAACTATATGTAGGAAACAATCAACCTACAACCGAAGTTACTGAAAGATTCATTCAGGGTCCTAGACTATGGATTAATGCTAAAAATACAGATATGCAAGAATGGATCGTAGACCAGCCAGCTAGACTATATCCAAACTATTTCTGGTTCGATACTCCTACCCCGCCTCCTGCATATGTTACTGCAAGCAATGGAAAATTGATAACACCCGGAACAGTACCTGTCAATACAAACAGCGTAATGTTTTTACCTGAGATTGATGACCGTAGTTTATTCTCTATGGTGAAAGTAAGAGCCTACGCAGTATGTAGCACTTACCTAGAAACAATCAGAAGAATGCGCAACGAAGGCGCATGGTATTAACCACCCCTACCTGAACGTCTAACTACAGTAGCACCACCAAAGCCCTTACTTGGCTTAGGTCCCTTTGCTTTTTGAATCTGTTGTGCTTTCTCTGGAGTAATCTTAGTATTGCGTTCTTTAGCCTCACGTGCCATGTTAATAAATGGATTGGGGCTTTTCTTTTGTTCTGTCATCTTTTTACCTTTACTGAATCTAAGTAACTTTGAATGTCACCATACAATGTCAACATCATAGCAATCTTGCTATCATACAAACGAATGAAGGGTTGATTCTTCTGTCCTTCGACTTTATTTAAACCTATAAAGTAAGGACATTTTAATTTCTTGTTACAATCACTTAGAAATGCGTACCAACTAACATGCTTAATACTAAGCGGTACGTCAAAATATTCTATCTCTGCTGTGCGTAGTGCTTGGTCGCCTGCAGGTAGTAAACGCAGACCATCACCCGATCTGGTAAACCACCATGATTTGATGTATTCGTCAATACCCTGCGCTGTACTTAAACTAGGTAACTCAGCCAATACGGCTTCTGTGATAAGTTCTTTAGTAGTCTTACGCTTGCTCATCTGGATAGACGCACGTGCCTTGATTCATAAAGACAACTGTGAATTTGTCTGTTTTGAATTGTGCGTTCAGTTTACGGCACAGGTTTCTTGCGTGTCCAGGATTACTGAAACTAGTCTTTTTATATTTAGGCGTAGCGTCAGGATCTTGATAGTGTTGTGACTTTAGATTAATTGGCTGGTTCTCATAAAACACTGCCCATATGCCTGCAGCCTCAACAATCTGGTCGCATTTATATGTGTTCTTGTCTACAATCTCTAATAATAATTTAGGTTGTGTTCTACTCATTACCATTTACCACCATTGACTTCAACCTGTATAACAGAATTGTCAATGGATTCCTTTTTGTTGTTTAACAAATCGTAGTTATCAACAAGTAATTTTGCTAGCTCATCTCGTAGAAGTCGTGCTTCTTCGATGGGCAAAATCACAGTATTACCGTTCTTGCCCTCACTAGCAGATACTTTGTCAATAAAACGCTTTATTATAATCATATACTATTTAGCACATTTTTAGCCTCGGTTTCAGATTTATATGGACCTGTAAACTCATAACGCTGAATAAAAATGTACTTAGGGCAGAAGATTACTTTATGCTCTGAACCCTGTTTAATCGTATACCATCCTGCGGCATAAAAACACTTGCTTTTTAGTGTCTTAGTGAATAAGTGCAGTTTGCGCTTTACGTCCAACATACTGTTATATACCTTACTAGTAGTTGGATATTCGCTGAATGGATTCTCTTGTTTTGTTTTAAACTTACCTACGTTCTCAAACTTAATGTTTGTGATACGTTCGATAGCTTTAGTATTTTTAAAGTGAGTTTTTGCACCGTTTAGTTTAACTTCAAAGCCTGAGCCGTCAGCTAATACGTTGCCTACTTTTTCTTCTCCGTCAGTAACAATCCAGAATTGATTCTTTACTACGGGCTTGGCGATTAGATTTTTTGTCATTATTTTTTCCCTTTCTTTGATACAGGTTCGTCATCAAAACTCACAAGGCGTTTAACGCCCTTGTGCTTAGTTACCAAGACAGTGCGATATACGCCATCTATCTTTAGTGGTAAATCCAAATGAATATGCAATTCAGGTCCTGTCTGTTCACTGATAACAGTGTCATTTCCGACACTTCCTATCCATCGCACATTATTATATAGTCCAGTTACACGTGCCATAAATTCAAATTTAGGCTTGTAACGATTCTGTTCAAAGTATTCAGCTAGGGTCATTATTTTTCTGATTTAAGTAAAACATTCCAACACGCACCATTGCTTCTGCATGTTCTTTATCTTTAGGAACTACAACTGCATCACCGTTATTCAAACTCTCTAATTGTCCGTGAATTGGTTTAATGTGATGTTCGTATAACTGTTCCATGGTTTTGTACAAACCCAGACGTTCATTGTCAGTCATGCCAGCGACCCAAGGTGGGTCTTCTGGACTTTTCTGTAGACCATAATCATGTCTATATGTCATGCACATTTCTGTGATGATTTCATTTTTGGTCATTGTGTTCCCTTGTTAATTCGCATACCAACAAGAAATGTTCGTATGCTTTTTTGACTGCTGGGTTATCCAACAGTTTGTTTGCTTCTTCTACCATAGCCTTAATACCTGCTTCTGCACAATCACGAATAGAACCATGTGTCATCATGTTTCGTTGTGGGTCGTCCTCAGGCATAGATGCTAAAAACTTATCAAACAACTCACGTTGTTCCGGTGTAATGTTACCTCTTGCTGGACGCAACTCTTGAGCCTTACTCATTGCTGTACTAATAACATCCTCCGCTAGTCGACCTGCGGCAATCATTGCGGCATAGTTAGGATCGATGTTATAGCGGGTAGATTGTCCACCGGGATAAACCATAACCAAGTGAGTACCCTTTGGTAATGCATTTAATAGGTCGCTATCGTATTCATGTACAGGAACATACTTACGACCGACTTTTTCGTAGAAAATCTTTTTCATTTTAATTTACTCAAAACATTACACGTTGATTTCAATAGTTCATAATATTCAGGCATACTTTCAGAGAACTTTTGGTTTCTGTACCCGTCTACGATTGTAACATACTTTAGCATTATTTCTAGTAAGTTTTGGTTATCCTCTTTATTCATGAATGCTACTGCCTGCTGTGCCCATTCTTCTTTGAGCATTTCAGACAATCTTAGTTTAGTCTCAGTAGATAACACATTCATGTTGAAATGTTCAGGTCTATGAACCATACCTAAGAATGGCTTAGGTAATTCTTCATCACGACACCACTGAATAAACTTGTCCAAATAGAAAATGTTCAATGCACTAACTGTATGGCTAATGCTCAAATGAATGTTGTTATTTTCTTTTTGTTTCTGTTGATACTTTTTAATGTTTGTGTATACTTCATCCCAGTTACCTGGATATCTAGTATATTCATACACACTGCCGATACCATCAATGCTTAGTTGAATATCAACCTTTTTAAATTTACTCCAACGTTCCCATAGTTCAGGCTGTGGGAATAGTGTAACATTTGTTGTATAGTGTAGTGTAATGTTGTGTGCGTTATGTTCAATTAAGAAATCCAAATACTCTAATTGAACATCTAAGCCAGTTAAGAATGGCTCACCACCCGGTATCTCTAGTAATACCAAGTGCTTAGATAAAGATTTTGCTTCTTCAAGGAAGTTACTAGTTTGATAGTATTTGTTATGAGGCCAGACTTTATGCTCAGGAAAATGTTTCTTTAACTTCTTATCTTCATTTAGCCATTTGCTACTTGAATAGCTTTTGCAAGTTCTACATGTAAGATTACATATATTACCGAATGGCATACTAAGTGACTTTAACTTATCTAAGTCGGGTACTGTTTCCTCAAGTGTCGTTTTCCAATAACGTTGTCTATTAGATTCAACACCAGCATCCTCGTCACGCCAGCAACGGACACAACCTTCTGGCTTTTTACCATCAAGGAAGTCTTGTTTCAGTTGTGCTAGTTCTGGACTATTCTGATAATCCTGTAGGTTATTCGCAATTAGATTGTCGTACTTACAACAAGGTCTATAATTGCGTTGTTCGTTAATGTCGATGTTAACCCACGGGTAATAACAGAAATGGTCACCCATCCTTCAGACTTTCCCAAACGTATTCTTCTTCACGCAAATATGCGACAGGTTTAACCCATCCTGCTTGAATAGCATGAAGCAATTGTTCACGTGTGTTAGTTGGACAGTTTGCTCCAATTTCAATGCCAGCACGATTGCATAGCATCAATCCGTCACTCATTCTAAACAATGGATCACCTGCTTTAATTTGCTTGAATGTCATTTCTTCAATTCTTCCCACATCATTTGCTTGGCACGTTTGTCAAGTTTCTCACGTTCGTTTTTTAGAATCAATGGTGCCATTGCTTCAATGTATGTCAGTAATGCTTCTTGACCTTTATCACGAAAATGATTGTACTCGCCTTTTTTGCCAACAGTTGATTCGTAATAAAGATTGTCATCTTTAAGTACGGCAACAATGCCCAAGTACAATTGCTTTTCGATTAGGTCATTCATGAATGTTCCCTTGATACGGTGCAGACAACCACTTGCTATAAGCCTCAGCATTTTGAGAGATTTTTTCAAGATTAAACCTTCCACAGAATTTCATAAAATGTACTCCGGTTTGTGGAGTAAGTGTTACTCGCACAGATTCACGAATACGTTGGTCAACTTTGTCTTTGATTTCTTGCGGTTGTGCAGTCAAGTCGATAAGTGTTTTGTTTCGTTCAAAACAATCACGCACCCTGTGTTCTACATTATTATGGTCTACAAAACGTTGCATCATGAAATTTGTATACGCAAAGCCCTGTTTATGACGATCCTCAAATGCCTCACGAATACCTACACGATTCTTAGAACCTTTCTCGGGAGCGCGGGGATATGCAGTGAATACGTTGTCTCCTGCGTCCCCCCTTACAATTTTTTTGAAGAGGAGGTACTCGGGAGTATCCTCTAACATTTTCTGTTCTTTAGTTTTCTTATCAATTACAGGCTTGCCATTGTCTTTCCAATAACCATTCAATGAGATAAGATAATTTTCTACGCCCTGATACTGATGCACATTCGGCGCAATCAATTGGTTGTAGTCGCTATCTGTTGAAACGATATAGTGTGTGTCGTTTGGATGCAAGTGGATGAAACGTGCGATGAGGTCATCTGCCTCAGCATTTTCATGACGCAATACACTACAGTTAGTCTTGTCCTTCAAGAAAGTTGTTAGCGATTCGTATGTGGCCCAAAACATATCGTTTTCGGCTTTTTCTTCCTCTGTGACTGACATTGCATCAACCACGCGGTTCTTTTTATAGGGAGCGTAGAGGTCCTTACGGAAGCTACGACCTTCGAGCATGAAGCATACGTGGTCAATTTGGTAGTTGCGGACGACTTGATTCACGCTTGCGAGTGTCAAGTGTAGTGCGAATGCTGCCTTTTCTTCCGGGTCACTATTACGTGCGGCAACGTGACGAGCACGGAAAAAAGTATTTGCAGTATCGATGAGGGCGTAGCGTTTTGTCATGTGTGTATTATATACGTATATTTAGATATTGTCAATTCTTTGGTTTGCCGAAAGTATACGTGTTAAGAAAATCTTTTTGTCGTTGCGTCTTTAACATGTGTACGTTCGGGCAAACTGTCGCATGATTAGAAGGGTCATTGTTGTAACGATTACCGTCAATATGGTCCACTTGCAGTGTTGTTTTCCAATCTTCAATAAAGTCACCCAATTTGCTAGTATCATCACCGTACTGTTCAATGTAGCCTTTCACAGCTTGCTCAAAACATGTACCTTTGCAGGCTTCGCAATGATCCTTTCGAAACAACGAGTTCAGTTGGCCTCTGTCGAAAGCGAGTCGCAAGCCCGACACTAACTTTTTTGGGTCTTTACCTCCGAACACACCTTTAAGAATATAATCAATACCATCGAGCATTTCAAAGGTATCTTCTGTGTAGAATTCTTCAACAAGTTGCATCAATTCAGTATCTTGTGGTAAAATAGCGAATGAGGTAGACAACAATGAATAGTAAGAACACACAAGAGATTTCACTTCATCGGACACTTTCATCTTGCGAATGAAACTGATGCCAGTATCATGGTCGCGGAAGAAAGGCAAACGACATGTACGTGCAACAAACTGTGTATAACTATTGTGAATCTTCTGTTGAGCAGGAACCTTGCACACCACTGCCGTAATCAGTCGAGGGATATTGATACCCATCTTACCTGAATCAACGACAACCATCACCAATGGACGATTGACATATGCAGGGCTATTTGCCAATTTAATGCCTTCGCTCATGCGCTTGATTTTCATGCCGTCAAAGTGCTTTTCTTTTGACGTAGAAACAAACAACACTGCATTCATACGCTTGACAAATGCTTTAATGTCTTTCATAACTGCGTCAATTGGGATACCATTAACTGCGTTATTACGACCTAGACTGATGATGATGCCGGGCATCATCTTTGGCATCTTGTCTGCAACACTATCCCACGTAGCTTGAGGAATCAAAATTTGTTGATTGCGAATCTCATTCACTTGCCATGCAAATGTCTTGTATGCGGCATCAAGTGTCTCATAAAGGTCCTCACGATTGCCGTGATACTCAAATTTAGTGAATGCGTTAGCTTCTTTGAATTTCGGCATTGTTGGCAACTGAACGTACAAGTCGGCACCGACGAGTGTACGCATACGCTGAGACTGTGTAGGTGTAGCAGTCAAGTGAATGACTACAGTGCCACAGTTCATCATAGCAGTTTGCATATCAAACCACTTGGGTTCCCAGTTGTTGTTAGTAACACCTTGGTCATCTTTAGTAGTAGATGCGTCAGGTACACCGAGACCACGATGTGCTTCATCATTGAAAACAATGTCAGGTAGCATCAAATCAAAATCGTCAGGGTGAGCAGGGTCAAAATCTTCATACAGACCATACATATATTGTGTAGTCATGAAAAAGTAGCGAACGTCACCGGGCAAGTCAATATCATTATCCAGTGCGTATTTCAATTGCTTGCTGTCATACACCTTAACCAATTTGCTGCCGATGTACGTACCATCGTACTTCATCATGCTTTCATAAGGTTCGTCAACGCATTCCTGTGAAGGTGCCGCAAAGAAAATGTTCTTCATTTTCTTAAAACGCTGTGCAATCAAAATTGCAGTGTAGTTTGTGATAGTGAAACTCTTACCACTACCAGTAGGTGCCTGAACAACGATAGCCTTTTTGAGTGATGCCTTCATGAATTTTTCAATAGCATCAATGATGTTATCAACCAAATATTCTTGTTGCAATGGTTCGATATCTGGCACTGAAATTTTATCAATTGCTAGTGCTATTTTGTTGCGCTTCATTTATTACCTTTATGGTTTTGTTGAACAATAGTTGTATTATACACCCGAAAACTTTATTTGTCAAGCCTTGGGCACTTCAAGTTGAATATTTGCAAAAGTAATACGAGAGTATACATCTTGACCAAATTGCCAGCCCTCGGGCATTACTGTACGTAAACACAATTCAATATCAAGTTTATATGCCTCTTCATCGCTGATTCTAAGAATAAACAAATTGGACTTAATCATTTCAGCCACTTGTTCAACAGTATTACCCTGTTTAAACATTTCAATGGCATTACGTTCAATTAATGTACAAGGAACAATATGCTCACGATAAGCATTTTTGCCATTAAGTTCTTGCTCTCGTCCTTTAATACTATATCCAACAGTAATTAGATTATCAATACTATCGAATGTACCATTACCGCGACCTAGCCATTCAGGACGACCATATTTAATAGCCATATTAATTAATTCAGCAACAGCAATAAATGCAGTTTCTGGATTACTTTGAATTAATCCCCTTGCACCTGCTTTGCGCTGTGCAATACTATCAATATCCTCAATATATTTTACAAGGGTTAGAAACCCATTAAGAATATCAGTATCAAATTGAATATATAAAAATGTAGGATTTTGTTTCAGGATAATCATACCCTGAGATTCTAATTCTGTTTTAAGTAATTCGATTTTCTCACTATTAAGACCAAACCCAGCAACATAGCTGGTAATCTTTTTGGTAGTTTTGATTTCTACCTTTACGTTATTTTTAGTGCGAATCGCATAGATATTGCTGGGTATTTTATCTTTGCGTTGGTCAACAGCTTTATACCCATTTTGGGTACAGAAGTTTTCAAACAGTTCAAATTCAATGGGCATTTTCATAATTTGTATTATATGCCCAAATTGAATTATTGTCAACCTTAACTGACTTCTGTTCTACCGTTGCCGATATCCTTAGTAACTACGTTTCTCATATCGCGGTTGCTGGGATCGGCCTGAACTTGGTCATACATTTCTAAAACAATAGTTCTACAAACGTCTTGGAACCAACGATCCACGATATCTCTATCACTATCTTCTTTGCTTTTCATGTAACCAGTCTTCACTAGTTTAGCAATGAAAATCTCATTCCAGTCTAGTTCAAAAGAACCCTCATGAATGTTAGTAGGATCAACTTCCATACTCAACACATTCACATAAGGTTCTCCTGCTTGTGTAGCTTTTTCTTTTGCTGAAAGTTGAGGCTCTACTTTCTTTGCACGTGGCTTACGTTCCTTCTTAGGTTTTTCAACCTTTACTGGTTCTGGCTTCTTGCCAAATAATTTATCAAATAATCCCATTTGTTTTCGCTTTCTCGTATAGTTGATAGCTAGCCAAGTTCTTAGCCTTACTCTCGCACATCATATCAAAGTTATCTAAGAATGTCAATGCCCAATCGTTCACTGCATCATTCCAGTAATAGTCTGAATGGGCACGTAGTTTTTGCTTACTGTGACCAGATTCAATCAACGCACCATGATCGGGTAAGATGTGTCGGGGATGTGCTGTAAGTACATCTTCCCGAGAAACACTGTAATGGAGAGTAGGACGAACACCGCGCCAGCTATCAACAACCTTTTTAACAAGGTCATCATTACTGTCAATATAGGTTCCTTCACGGACCCAATTATGGTGAATGTCCAAGACCGTAGGGACGAGGTCAGATAATGATAAGCAGTCAGATAGTCCATGTGTGTATTCTTCATTCTCTAGTGTAAGTGTGTTACGTGCCTCAGGTGACAACCGACCAAATACATCTCTGATGCCCTGAGGACCTTTGCGACCAGAAATGTGTACGTTGATTTTGATATCTTGAAACTGTTTGCCATAGCCCATAAATTTTGCCATGTCAACATGATATTCAAATTCTTCGATACTCTTATTTACTACCTCTTCACGGTCGCTTGCTAAAACTACAAATTGGTCAGGGTGAAAACTTAGACGCACATTGTTAGCACGTGCTGTTTCACCGATAGGAGCCATCCAACGTTCAAGATTAGATTGAACGTCAGATTGTTGCCAGAAATCTTGATAGTCCTCATGTGTGTAAAAACTAAACATGTCGCTAGTGATACGCAACATACGCAATGGTTCGGGCAATGTAGCAACTTTCTTAACAAGAGCGTGGGTAGCCAAAATGTTGCTTTTTGCAACATCAATGATTTTTTGTTCAACGACTTCACGCTTGTTACGCTTTGCCCAAGCCATTGTAGTGCCACCTGTGTTCAAGCCCTCGACGGATGCAATCTCGCCTTTTTTGTTAATTTCAGCGAATTTGCAAGCAAAACCGATACGTTTAGT